GATCTGGATGGTCAAAGATTAAGCCGGTCAAGATCGAGGGCAAAGATTATTATATTGGTGAGCTTGAACGAGTGGCATTTAACGATTTATTCCGGCGAGGACAGCCGGCCAGCAAAAGGAGAGGATAAGCCGATGCGGAGATAAAGCACATTGGCACTGGCACAACACAGCTATGAAACCAATGAGGAAAAGGTTACTTACGATGCCATACCGACAATCAGGCAATTTCATAAATCTGGCGCCCCTTTACGCGCCATTGTCGGACCGGTAGGATCTGGCAAGACCACCGGTGCATCCTGGGAAGTTTGCAACCTTATTCCCTGGCATTTATATAAGCATTTCAACATTAAACAAACCAAGTTTGTCGTTGTTCGTAATACCTATGCAGAATTACGCGACACCACCCAGGCCACCATTTTTGAGTGGTTTCCATACGGCAGCTTTTTAAAGCAAGAGCAAAAATACACAATCAAGCACCCCGATGGGCCTACCGTAACACTCCTATTTAGATCCTGCGACCGAGAGCAAGACGTTAAAAAGTTTAAATCCCTGGAAATAACCGGCTATTGGATTGACGAGTCAATCGAAGTGGCCGACACAATCAAGCGCATGCTCAAAAACAGGATCGGCCGATTTCCAAAGATGAAAAAGGCGGTCGAGTGGTACAAGGAAAGATTCGGAGATATACCGCCGGAATGGATCATCGATGGAAACGAAACATTCCCGCTACCTCGATTTGGGATTGAAACCACGAACCCCCCCGATATTGAAATGCCCACCTATTATAATTTTGCCTGGCAAAACGATGTGCCTGGGCCTATACCGGAAAGCGAGCCCCTGGCTAATCATCATGGATTTTGGCAGCCCCCCCGCGAAAACGAGAAATATCTGCGACCTGGCTATTACAATGATCTGATGCTGGACTATAAAGATACTCCTGATTGGATCGAGATGTATGTTGATGGAAAGCCTGGCGTTTTAGTAAGGGGCAAGCTGGTATATTATAATTTCCGGCGGGATCTGCACCAGGCGAGCGCACCGCTTATATGGGAGGGCCCAGGCACTCTGTATAGAGGATGGGATAATTCGGGTAATGTGCCGGCGGCCGTAGTCGTTCATAACCCCTCACCGCTGCGCTACCACGTTTTAAGAGAGTTTTGTCACGATAAGATGGGTATTGTTGATTTTACCAAATGGGTGAAAGCCGAGTGCAATACAAAATTCCCCAATGCCTCATGGGTGGATTATGGAGATCCGGCCGGCGCAGCTAAGTTTTCAAAGAAGTCCGGCGGGTTTACCTCAAATGCTATATTGATGGACAGCGAGGGCGTGACGGTTGAAAGCAGCGAGCAGAACTTCACAGCCAGGACACAGGCCGTTGATAGCATCCTGGCCAGGATAGACGGCTGCTTAATTGATCCATCTTGCACCAGGTTATTAAATGGATTCTTAGGCGGATACCATTACAAAGAGATAATGAACACCGGCGAGTATTTCGATGATCCGGAGAAAAATCGTTTTTCTCACATACATGATGCCTTTCAATATGTGATGGTCCGCCTGGTAGGCAATAAACCACAAAAGCGCGGCTCTGAAAAATGGAAACGCAGACGGCGCACAGCCATGAGTGTATAGGAGAATACAGCCATGAAGTTTAGACACCAATTTGAAAGATGGAATATTTTACTCGCGGCAATCATTATCTTTTTATTGTTTGGTGCCTGGTTGAGTTATGCCGGTGATAAGCAGCTCACTTTTGAATGGCAGCAGAACGCCGAGGATTTACCGGACCTGGCCAAGTGGGAATTATTTATGTCATTAGATCCTGATTTGCCTTTTGACCAGTGGGCCAAGCAGGGCGAAATTCCTTACACTGGAACGCCGGCCGATTGGTATGATGCCGGATTTACAATCACGGTGCCAGACGGCGCGGAAACAAGTACCTGGTTTAAAATGACGGCGATTGATACCGAGGGCCTTTCCAGCCTGCCCTCGGAAATGCAAGAGGGAGCGCCAACTATTATAGATTTTAAGCCACCGGCAACAGTGGCGGACCTGGCGGCCACCTATGACAATCAGAGCAAAACGGTGAGTCTAACCTGGTCAACAGATCCGGCCGATACCGATATTGCCAAGCAAGAAGTATTTAGGGCATCGGCAGCCGGCGGACCTTATACCGCGATCGGCACCGGCACCGGATCATTTCAATATCAAGTGCAGCCGTCAGACTCCGGCAAATGGCTTTATTTTGTCGTAGTCCTCACAGACAATGACGGCAATTTTTCAGCCAATTCTAATGAAGCAGCCGTCAAGCTGGCGATGGGTGTGCCGTTTGGCCTGCGCGTTACCGTAACAGCTCAATAGGAGATTGAGAACATGGCCGAGATAGCCACAGAGTTAGGATATTATCAAGGGCAACCGGTAATCATGGTCAAGCCAAAGCATGAGCGGCGGACCAATAACCGGTTTTTGGTGAGCATGGGGCAGCTCCATGAGTGGTCAGAGGACCATAACGAAACCTTTGAGCAGCATTTATACAGAGTAGGCCACCAGATACATGAGCTTTTTGACCTGGGCCCGCCGAATTCGAGGAAACTGGCCGATATTGCCTTTGCCATTCAATCGAGGATCGATGATCTCATTAAGATGCCACCCCTAACACCCGAAAAAAAGACAGTGGCAGAGGCAACGGTGACGGTTGACGGCCAGAAATTCACGCATGAAATAAAGGATAAGGTCGATGGCGGATTTAAGCAACACACCAGCGGTTGAGCCGGATCGCTTTAATGATCCCGATTATGGATATAATCAAGGATTGAGCCAGGAGGAAGAACTTGCACTCGCCGGATTTACCGATGAGGAAACCCGCGACCTGGCCAAGCATCCCTATGATTATGATGAGGTTATTCTAACTCGATACCGGCGGCTAAATGGATGGTACAAGCGCGAGCGCCAGCTACATGGTGACTTCCGGATCGAGCAGATGAAAGACCATAAGTTTTATGATGGCGATCAATGGGAGGAAGATGATAAGACCGAGTTAAAAGAGCGCGGCCAGAAAGCCACCGTTTTCAACCAGGTGAAACCGACTTGTGATTGGGTGATTGGCACCGAAAAACGTACCCGCATTGATTATATGGTACTGCCCAGGGGCAAAGAAGATCGGCCGCTGGCAGAAACCAAAACCAAGATTTTAAAATATGTATCCGATGTTAATAAAGAGGCCTTTCATCGATCGAGGGCCTTTGAGGATTCGGTTAAATCCGGAGTGGGATGGTTAGAGGCCGGCGTTAAATCTGATATAGACGATGAGCCGGTTTTTGTTCGATGGGAAGATTGGCGCAATATTTGGTGGGATAGCCTGCATGTTGAGCCGGATTATTCAGATGCCCGATATTTGTTTAGATCTAAGTGGGTGGATTTCGATATTGCAGCCTCGATGTTTCCGGAGCGAGTTGGAATTGTCAGGCTGGCAGTGCAAAAAGATGATCTATACTGGCAAGAGGAAGATCAACAGATTGATGTTGATCCGGTCGAGGGCGAGGCCGGTTTTGCACTGGAATTATCCGGAGATACAGGCATAACAACCTGGTCGAGAAACCGAGTCAGATTAATCGAGGCCTGGTATAAAGAGCCGATGCGCGGCCAGGTTTTGAAAGGCCGAGAGATCGGCACCCTAAACGGCGTAGTGTATGATGAGAAAAACGAAAATCATCTTATGCTTGTCAATGAGGGCCTGGCCAGCACTCACGATGCCATCCGGATGGGCGTTAGAGTTATGATCTTTTGCAGCCGAGGCGTTTTATTCGATGGTCCGACACCTTACAATCACAACCGCTTTCCTTTTGTTCCTATTTGGGCCCACAGAAAAAAGACCGACAATTCACCTTATGGAATGATCCGGCAGCTCCGCGACCCCCAGGAAGATCTTAACAAGCGGCGATCAAAAGCCCTGCATATCCTAAACACCCGCCAAGTGGTAGCCGATGAAAATGCTACCGATGATTGGGATGATATTAAAGCAGAGGTTGACCGGCCAGATGGATTGATTCGGTTAAAGCCAGGCACCCGCTTTGATTTCCAGACCGACACGCAACTGGCCAATGAACACGTTATGTTGATGAACCAGGATGCCGAGTATATCGAGCGGACCGGCGGCGTAAATGATGAAATGATGGGCCGGCAGACAAACGCCATATCAGGTCGAGCGATCACAGCCCGCCAGGAACTCGGCACCACCTTAACCATGACGATGTTTGACAATCTCCGGCTGGCCTTTCAACTTGTGGGCGAGCTAAAACTAAGCCTGGTGGAGCAATTCTATTCAGAAGAAAAAACAATCCGGATACAAGGGGCGCCTAATCAATGGGATTTTGTTGATCTCAATTACCAAGATCCAGATACCGGCGAAACGCTAAACGATATTACCGCGAGCCAGGCGGATTTTGTTATCGATAGCCAGAACTACACCGCCACAATGCGGCAGGCAGCCTTTGAGCAATTAATGAGCATGATTGAAAAACTACCGCCGGAGCTGGCCATGAGCCTGCTTGATATTGTGGTTGAAATGTCAGATGTGCCTCTAAAAGAAACCTTAGTGCAGAGAATTAGAGAGATCACCGGTCAAAAAGATCCCTCAAAAGATCCGCAAGATCCAGAAGTGGTGGCAGAGGAACAGGCCAAAGCCGAGGAACAGCAAAAGGAAAAAGAGCTGTTAGATGCTTTTAGGATGATCGAAATGAGATTGAAAGAGGCCCAGGCAGCCAAGACCGAGGCCGAGGCCGGCGAGAAAGACCTAAAAATGGAAGTCGAAGCCGATAAGGTAGGCGCGGAAGTTGAGAAGATCGAGGCCGAAACAATGGCAATCGAAAGCTCGGTTGAGCTGGCCGATGAGGAATTAGACTTTAAAAAGACCGATGCAGCAGTGGGCCGGACCATCGAGCGGGCCAAAGTCCTGGCCGATATTGATAAATCCAAAATGGATGCAGCTAATCAAAAACGATCGGAGATAAAATCTAATGCCAGCACTAAAAAAACGACTAAATAAAATGCGGGGCAGTTTTGCAGCGGCCAAAGGCAGAGGCCGAGGCGGCGGCGATGTTTCAACCGGCGAATTTCAAGGACCGGCTAATAAAAAGACCGCAGCCAGGGGCATGGTAATGCGGCCAGGCGGCAGAGGCCAGGGCGGGCCAGTATCAATGATGCAGCGGCAATTAGCAGCAGCAAAGGGCAGCGGGCAGCCACAGCCACCTTTAACAACGGCAGGCGCGGCAATACCGGAAGTGGCAGCGGCCGACACACAAAGGGCAGCAGCTCCGGCGGAGCCGGTAGCGGCACCGATCCCAGGCGGCGGACCGGCCGAAATGGGCCCAACACCCAGGGGAGTGCAAGACGCAGGCGCGGGAGGTGGCGGACAGCTCACAGCAGGCGGGCCGGTAGGCGGCACAGGCCAGCCGGCAGCGCCTCTTGATCTAAGGCAACGATTTTTAAACAGAGGCGGACCACGCGCAGCTATCGAGCAGCCCGCAGTGGCAGGAGCGGCGGCGCCAGTGGCAGGAGCGGCAGCGCCTATGATGGCGCAATATATGGCTAATCGAGGCCGGATGAATCCGGCGCAGCGCCAGAAACGCAAAAGCCGATTTTACACAGGAGTTTAATTATGGCAGATCCCATTAAAAAGCAGGCGGTCAAAACGGTTGAAAAGGGAGAAAAGCTAAGAGTACCCACAGCCAGCGAGGAATATCACGCTAAGAAAGATGCCAAAGAGGCCAAGCGTTATGGTGGATTCGGGCGCGGCGGTACCGGTAAGAATGTAAAGGAAGAAAGCGCGGCGCGTGTTGCTAAAATGGCCTCGATAACTAAAAAAATGAGATCCAAGCGCCAGGCAAGATCACCAATGCCAACAATGGGCGGCAAAAAAAAGAAAAAAGGTTTTGCCAGCGGCTTTGCAAAAAGCATGAACCGATAAGCGAGGTAAAGCATGCCTGACGCAGATAGCGGCAAATTTAGCACCTATCCGGATCACGGCCCGCGACCGGTTAAACAATGGCATGGAAAGGGCAAAAAGAAAAAGAAAAAGGATATGGATGAACGTATGGCCAGAATTCAAGAGGCACAGCAAGAACTCATGGCCAGGCGGTCGGAAATGACGCCAGAGGGCCCGCGAGTTGATATTAACCCCTGGAATAAAAGTTAGGAGGCAATCAAATGAGTGGAGAGGGCACAGCACCATCAAAGCATGGCAGGAAACCCGAAAAGGATGATTATAGCGGCAAGCCGGCAGGCGGCCAAACCGCCAATGCAAACGATGTTGAGAAGCATACCGGCAGCCAGAGCGGTAAAAGTCCGAGTAAAAAAGATATGCCTGGCAAAAATCCGGTTAAGAGCAGCACCAGGGATAAAGGATATTAGAAACAGGAGTTGAGCCATGCCGTTGACCGAAAAGGGCCGAAAGATTATGGCCAACATGAAAGGCCAATATGGTGCGGAAAAGGGCGAGCGTGTTTTTTATGCCAGCAAGAATAAAGGCGTGATCTCCGGAGTCGATAAAGAGCGCAAAAAGAAAAAGCACAATGATTATATGCGCAACCGGCGAGCCATGCCAGAGCGCAGAAATTACGGCCGGCAGCAATACAGGCGTAAAAAATCCAATTATTAAGGTGACAAAATGGGAGTATCACGCGGTAGAGGCTGGACCGATAAAGATATTGATCCGGATGATCCGGAGGCTTACCAGGGCGGCGGCATTGTAACGTCTGAAATAAAGGCCAGGGAAGAAGCTGAAAAGCGCAAGAAAGAAAGCAAAAAGCGCATAGAAAAAGCGCGAAGAATGGCGGCCGAGGCCAAAGCGGCGAGGCAGCGGCGGTCTAAGATGCCTTATACAATAAATTTTTAGCATAGGAGGATTGAACAATGGCAGATCCAACCGAGGAAGAAGTAAGGGCCGGTGTTGAAGCGGCTGGCCGGATAGGCGGCGCGGCAGGCGCGGCAGGCGCGGCAGCAGCTAAAAAGAAAAAGAAAAAGAGCCCAGGATTGTGGGAAACCGGCAAGGCGCTTTATAAGGCCTATATGGCTCGGCGCAAAAAGATGCCGGAAATTGGTTTAGGTCGAGGCGGAATAAAAAGGAAAAAACCGCCAGCCGTACCGACCGAGGGCGGCGAAGTGGCAACGCCAACACCGCCACCGCCCGAAGTGCCGGTACCCAAACCGGTGGCCTTTACGCCGACCAAAAAGAAAAAGAAACCAGGAGATCGCGGCGGAGTGGGCGGCGTTTTAGATGCCATACAGGAGCGCAAGCGCCGACAACAAGAGGCGTTTGAAGATTAACCCTTTAACCATACAGGAGTGAGCTATGACTCAGAAAGCCGAGGAAAAGGCAGCAGCACCGGCCGCAGAAGATGCGCGGACCGACAAAGAAAAACTGGCCGATATTGGCCTATCACCAGAAGAACAAGCGGCCTTAGAGGGTAAGGATACCGAGGCCGACAAGGGTGAGGCCGGCAAGGATGCCGACAAACCCACCGGAAAGGAGGCCGAGGATGCCAAAGGGGAGAAGCCGGCCGAAGATGCGGCGGCGGCTGGCGAAGCCGATAAAGACGCCGATAAAGACGCCGAGCCCGCCACAGAACAAGTACCGGACCATTTTATTCCGATGGCGGAAACCTTAACCGAGGAAGATTTAACACAGATCGACACCGAGCTGGCGGGCCTCAAAAAATCGTTTGATGACGGCGATATTGATTATGAGAAATATACCGATCAACGATTGGAGCTTGAAAAGATCGTCTGGCACCATGAGCAAGCGGAAATGCAAAACGAGGGAGCGATTGAGCAACGCTGGCAGTGGGAGCGCGATTGGTATATGCAGAGCAACGCGGAGTTGAATACTTCCCAGGTTATTTACGGTGCCTTTGCAGCCCAGGTAAATGCCCTTTTGGCCGATGAGGAATGGAACACAACCCCAGGCTTTGACATTCTAACCGAAGCTCACAGGCGCGTATCAGCCGAAATTGATAGCCTGGTGGGCCCAGGATCGGGCGCGGCCATGCCGACCGGACCAGGCGGCACTAAAGAGGATGCCGATAAACAAGCGGCCGATGCCTTAAAGGCAGCCAAAGCGGCCGAGTCCGGCAAACTACCACCGAGAACCCTGGCCAGTGTACCGGCAGCAAAGGACAATATTGACCAAAGCAAATGGGCGGCAATCGATAATTTAGATGGCGATGCCTATCAAAAAGCCCTGGATAATTTGAGCCCCAAAGAGCTTAAAGAGTACGAAGATCACCACTAATCGGCACAGTTTAGGGGCATAATGGCGCTTTTAACCGATGTATCCAAGAGCGAAATAGTTAAGCTGGCCGCCGGTGAGATCTCTATCACTTTGAAAGTGATTAAAAAAAGCGGCAAAAAGGTTCGTATTATTATTGATGCACCAAAAGAAGTAAAAATATCCAAAGAGGATATTGCACAAAAATAAAGGCCGAGGTTCTAATATAGCCCCCTGTTCAAACATAGCAGGGTAGAGGCCAGCCGGAAAGGCGCCGATGATAGGCGCTGGCGAGTGCAGGAGTGATTTATTAACCCTGTAACCTTTACCTATAACTATCTGAATTAGGAGGCTAAAAAATGGCACAAACAATAATTGGGGTAAATGACCCTAAAGCGGTAAAAAAGTATAGCGCATTTCTCGCGGTTGATGTTGCGCGGACTTCCTATTGGAGCCGAAAGTTTTTTGGCCAGGGAGTTGAGAGTGGCATGCCCATTCATCAACTCAATGAGCTTGAAAACGATGCCGGCGAGTACATTTCCTTTGACCTTTCGATGCAATTAAAGATGCAACCGGTCGAGGGCGATGATGTGCTTGAAAACAAGGAAGAAGAACTGAAATTTTACACCGATGGCGTCTATATCGACCAGATGCGCGGCGGTGTGAATTCCGGCGGCCGTATGACCCGCAAGCGCACCATTCATAATCTGCGCAAAGTAGCGCGGAAACGTCAATCTGAGTGGTGGGCCCGCGTATTCGATGAGCTGCATTTCATGTATCTCTCCGGCGCTCGCGGCATCAATGCCGAGTTTGTTTTTCCAACAACCTATACCGGCTTTGCCGGCAACTCATTGACCGCACCGGATGCCGAGCATATTCAGTATGCGGCCAATAAAACCAAAGCCACAGTTGCGGTTGGCGATACCATGACTTTGACCGAGATCGACAAGGCCAAAGCAGTGGCAACCATGATGGGCGGCGGATCTGGCGGCGGCGATGCAGGCACAGACGGAAACACCCAAACGCCAAAAATAATGCCGATTATGATTAATGGTGAAAACCATTTCGTAACGGTGATGAATCCCTGGCAAGTTTACGATGTGCGGACCGTCACAACTACCGGCCAGTGGCTCGATATTCAAAAGGCCGCAGCGGCAGCCGAGGGCCGTAACAACCCGATTTTTAAAGGTTCTCTCGGCATGTATAACAATGTGGTATTGCATGAACATGAAAATCTGATCCGCTTTAATGATTACGGCTCCGGCAGTGACATTGAAGCGTGTCGCGCTCTTTTCCTGGGCGAGCAAGCGGCTGTTTGTGCGTTTGGCTCACCTGGCACCGGCCTGCGTTTTGGCTGGTTCGAGGAAACCCGCGACAATGGCAACCAGCTTGTTATTACCACGCACAGCATTTTCGGCGTGAAAAAGGTCACTTTCAATGGCAAGGATTACGGTATCATGGTGATCGATACCGCAGCCAAGAACCCGACCACCTAAAGCCGGTTTTTGACTTTAACCTTTAATTTGTAAAATTATCATTCGATATTAACCGAATTTTATAGGAGGAAAAAAACATGGCAATTTATATTGCAAATATGGCAGGGGAAAAGGCGCCAGGCAAGAGCCCTCATTCGGCTGGCGAGGTATATGTCAGTGATGGCTATATCGACCTGGTGACGGAGTTAGAGGCTGATGATCTTATCCAGCTCGCTATTTTACCGCCTAAATGCGTACCGCTCGGCTTTGCAATCGAGTGCGAGGATCTTGACGCAGTGGCCGATTTGACCTTAACCGCAGCTCTTATGCTCCGGAGCGGCACTGACATTTTGACAAATTACAATTTCTTTGTCGATTCAGCAGTGGCCCAGGCCGGCGGACTTCAAGGCAAGGAATGGATCGCGGCGTCTTTTGACAATCTGCGAGTGGCCTATTCCCAAACGGTCGAGGCCATTGTGGCGCTCAAAGTCACAACGGCACCGGCCACCTGGGCGGCCGGCGCAGTACGCGGCGCATTGACCTATCGAGCCCAGGAACAGCAAGACAGCTAAAGGCTCGATCATTAACTAAATAACAGCGACCACGCGAGCAATCGAGGGCGGGCCGGCAGGCGGTCCGCCCGCAACCAACAGGACAGGAGGCCTATTATGTTGATTAAATGCACGATGCGCGAGGGAATTACCGAGGCTGATATTGAGGGATTTCGTTATACATTCAGACCGGATCAAGACGGAAACCCTATTTGCAGCGTCACGAAAGAGGGCCATATCAAGGAACTTTTGAACATGGGCCCGCATTGTTACGCAGAATTTCACCCGCCCATACCGGTTGAGCAGATGGCGGCAAAGGATATTTTAGCAGCGCCAGAGGGCGTATATGAAGCAGAAAAGGCCAAGATCCGCCAGGATATTGCAGACGGCGAGAGAATAGATGCTCAAAGGGCGGCGGATAAAAAGACAACGACCGAGGCCAGGTTAAAGGCCCTGGAAGATGAGCAGAAAGAAGAAAAGCCAGATGTGACACAAAGCGCGGCAGCCGGCATGGCAGAGAATAGAATTGAGGCCATAATTAATAGCTTTAAAACACTCAGCAAGAAGCTATTTGGAGATTGGTTAGAGGCAAATAACGACCAGATCGGCGCCATGCCCGAAGATGTTAAAGTGGAGCTGGCCAAAAAAATAAAAAAGAACTGGCCTAAACTCGATCCCGAAATTCCAGGCCTGGATTTAAAAAAATATGCCAAGCGCACCGACACCACCCATAAAAGACATTCTGATAAGTAGCCAAGATCCGGAGCTTGTCGAGATCCTAAAAGAGATCAAGCAGACTCTTGATATACGCGAGGGGCGCCTGGGTGATACCAATTTCCGATTTATCGATTATTACGAATTGATTGCGCTCCTGGCAGGCGATGAAATTATAACGATCACCGTTTTGCCAGGAGCCCACAGCCACCCGCACAACGATCTCACCACTATCCAGGGCGGCGCAGCTACCGAGTATTATCATTTAACCCTGGCCGAGCATACCGCCCTGGGCGCTATCCCAACAAAAATAGAGCAGTTAAATACCAAAGTTGAGGTTATTGACGCTGGCACCGGTCAAATTGATTTTAATGCTGATGGTACAGATATTGGCCAATTAACAGCGGCAGTGCAGCGGCTCGGTATAACAACCGACAGCTATATATCGATTAACCAGGCATCCAATCAAATTGAATTTTATATGGGCGGCCAGCGGCGCGGGTACTGGCAATCCGGCGGAGCTGGATTAATCATCGAGGATGGATGGTTAAGAGCCTATGAGGGCTTTCAAGCCTATGATAATCAAGCCACAAATTCAGATGTTTTCTTTCAATCCTATGCGGGCGGCTGGAAGTTTGGCGTAAATTCCGGCCCTACATTGACCTATTGGGGAGCAACCGGCTCCGGTCAATTAGATTTTACCGGCGGCCATGCTTTCAGAATGGGCGCTCATGGCAATTTGATTGGATTAAGCAGCGGCGGCTTTCCGAGTTTATATTATCAAAATACCGAAGAATTAAGAGTTGAAAATGGAAACATAACCATCAACGCTTTGAGATTTGGCATCCCAGGAGCGGGCGCCACAGTGGACACCATTGAAACCACGCTCACAAATGATGATACCCATATCCCGACTTCCGGCGCGGTTTTTGATTGGGTGGCTGCGTATCTTCACGATAAGATAGGCGAGGGCAATAGCTCGGTCGAGGTTATCGACACCGGCACTGGCCAGGTTGATGTAACCGTTGACACTGCCCTGGTCATGCGATTTTTAACAGATCGGGCGCAGATCCCAGGCGGCCTGCTTGAAACCGATACCGGCACCCCCATTGATCTCACCGTTGATTGCGGCACTGATAAGACAATCGCGCTCGCTGATACCGTTTGGGATGATGTAAAAGTAACCCCAGGCGCTTTTCAATTCTCCGGCTCCGGCGATCCATCTTTAATAGATTGGCAGCCAAGCGCCAGCGGAGCAACCTTTAAAATTTGGGCTTTTGCAAAGAATGACCAGGTTTACGCAGTTGTTCAGATGCCTCACAAGTACAAAGAGGGCACTGATTTAGAATTCCATATCCACTGGACTCCGCACAATAGGGGAGTGGCTGAAAGCGCCAAGACGGTCGGCTGGAAAGTCGATTATTCGATTGCCAATATAAATGGCACCTTTCCGGCATCTTCAACGGCGGATCTGAGCGATACCGTAACCGGCACCGATGATAAACACGAAATTACAAGCGCGGTAGTTGTGAGCGGCACCGGTTTAACCATATCTCACATGATAATGCTCCGAATTTATCGCAGTGATACCGGCGTAGATGATACCTGGGCGGGCGTGACGGCCGCACAATCACCGGCGCTTTTGGAATTCGATATACATTTTGAAATTGATACGATGGGATCAAGACAGAATTTTATCAAATAGGAGTCTAAAATGGGCACCATATCAGTGGGCAGCGTCATTGACCAATTTGAAAGAAAGATACTCGATGAGGGCAACGAGGATTTCACCGAAGATGAAAACATAACACTGTTTAATAATTGCATCCGAACCATAATTTTACTTGTGCCCAGGCTTCACAGTGTAACCGAGGCCGTTTTATTGGCTCCTGGTGTGCTTCAATATTTGCCAGCAAAGGGCATCGAGCTTGTTGATATTCCGCTCAATATGGGCAGCGATGGCCAGACGGCCGGCGCACCAATGCGAGAAACCACTTTAAAAATATTCAATGACGTTTATCCGGAGTGGGCCAGCGACCCACAAAACACCGTCATTGAGCATTTTATGAAAGATGATAATGATCGCAAGCGTTATTATGTGTATCCGCCAGTGCATAGCCAGGAGCAAGTTTACATTCTAATGCAAATGTCAACACTCCCCTCGCCAGTTACTTATGATGTTTCTGGCGATTGGAAATTGCTAACAATTCCTTTAGAGGATCAATATATCGATGCGATCCACAACGGCATGCTTTATATGTTTTATGACGATGATAGCGATAACCCAGGCAACACGCCGAGATCGCAGATGTTTTACCAACGCTTTGCAGTGGCCTTGCAGCTTGATACCGGCCGGCCCAGGCAACGCCAGAGCTAAAAGGAGCTACACCATGACAACCGTATTATATCGAGTCAACGGCGGCGAGGTTGTTAAGATCTCACCGACCAATCAAACATTCGATCAAAGAGAGCTGGCATATTGGGCAGTGGCCACAGATCCTAATTTTTTAGATGGCACCGATCTGCGCGAAGATCTCGGCGGCGGAAACCTGGGCCCGCTCCGCCAGCTCGGCTATGCCAAGACCATTGACGGCGCCGATTGCAGAAACGCAACGCAGCCCGAAATTGATAATTTTGTTGTGGCCGAGGACTCCGATGAGGCGATTATGGACCGCGAGGGCGCCAAAGATCTATTTGACAGCCACCCGCGAATGAGAAAACTAATGATCGCCTTTGCCGATATTATCAAGGATGAGATCAATATCCTAAGAGATCAACACGGCCTGGCCGATCGCACCCTGGCACAGCTAAAAACGGCCATCAATAACCGAATAAGCGAGCAAGACTAATGACAACATTTATCCCGCGAGAATACCCGACAATGGAGATTTGCCTTTGTTCATCTTCCCATGTTCAAGAGCGATTCACCGAGGGTGATATTGTCGATGCCCGCCGGCCAGGGCCAGCAATCGGATTTAAAGAGGGCATAACTCGGATCTGGCTATTAATCCAGGGATGGGAATTTCAAGTTTATGGCAATTTAGCGCAGCCAATAGGCGAGCCTTTTGATGATAGCGGCGCCTATGATCCGATGGTGGATACT